ATATTTTACTGTAAAAGTTCTTCTTCTGTTGTTACACCACTAACAGTAGGTTATAATTCAATTTATGCTACTGTGCCTTTAACTCTTGCTAATAATGATGCTTTGATAAATGGACTAACAGTTGGAAAAGGTACTGGACAAGTATTAACAAATACAGTTTTTGGTAATGGAGCATTACAAATTAATACAACTGGAGCTGACAATACATCAGTTGGGTATCAATCAGGACAAACAAATACAACAGGTTCAAATAATACATTTTTAGGTTGTCATGCGGATTTTTCTGGAAACATTTTTTCAAATTCAACCGCAATAGGAGGGAACGCAAAGATAACTGCTAATAATCAAATAGTACTCGGTGGTTCATATGATAATGCTTATCCTGATGTAGTTGCTAATGCCGGATTGACTGTTACAGGACCTACTACATTAAGTTCTACATTAGGTGTTACCGGGGCTACTATATTAAGTTATACATTAGATGTTACTGGAGGATTAACAACTTTGAATGATGGGTTAACAGTTTATAGTGGCACAACTTTGAATGATGGATTAACAGTTAATAATGGCATATTTAGTGTTCTTGATGGCTCTGGTACTGGTAATACTATTGCTGTTGAAATTACAAAATATGATATGACATTAACAAATGTTTATCCACCGCCAAGCACTAATTCAGTTGTTACTAAACAATATGTTGATAGTGTGACGGTTGGTTATGAAATTAAACAAGCTTGTCAGTGTAGTACTACTGATATAGGAAATATATCTTTATCTGGTAATCCTGTTAATATTGATGGATATACAACTTTTTATAGTGGGACTACTAGAGTTTTAGTAAATAATCAAAGTAATTCTATTGACAATGGGATTTATGTTGTAAATTTTGGTGGTGCTTGGTTAAGAAGTGCTGACCTTTCAACTGGAACTTTTGCTAAAAATGTACTTGTTTTTGTTCAATATGGCACTGTTAATGGTAAAACTAGTTTTTTACAAAATCCTCCTGGTACTATTATTACTGTAGGAACTGACCCATTAAATTTTGATGTTTTTAGTCAATTTGAAGTTAGTGTGGGTGCTAATTTAAATTTTACTAGTGGGACTTTAAATGTGGACGCCGATTTAACTGAGATTGATAGTATTCAGTTTACTGGTAATATAGCTTTACAAACTGACCCATTTTTAGCAACTCTTACTGGAACTACTACTGTTTCAAATGCGAATATTATTATTAATAAATGGGGACAAATTACTCAGGCGACAAGTGGTACCGCCCCGGAAAATTATTGGAGTATTAGTGGTACTGCTATTTATAATAATAATTCTGGAAGTGGATATGTAGGTATTGGGACTAGTACTCCTAGTAAAAAGTTAGATGTTAGTGGCACTATGAATGTTAGTGGGGCTACTAGTTTTGGAAACACTCTAACTATGAATAGTGCGACCATCTCAGATAGAGCAATAAATAATGTTTATTACAATATGATAGACTATACTACGGAAGCAACAGATGGATCTATCTATGCGAATAGTAATGTTTTCTATTATGATAATAATATGAATGGTGGATCACATACTTTCGCAGTTAATGATGTTTTGGGAGGTCAAAAAATACCTTTACAGATGTCCTCAACCACAATTACAGTTGGAACTGGAACATCTTTAGATATGGGAGCAAATGCGATTACAAATGCTAGTGATATGACTGCTACTACATTTAATGGTGCTTTGAATGGAAATGCGACTAGTGCTACGTTTGTGAATGTTAGTGCGACTATTCCATCGGGCGTTTATAATATTCCCGTTTGCTCTTCTACGGGAAATCAACAATTGAGAGCAGATACGACATTACAATACGATACTTCGGTCAGTCCGCCAGTTATTGTATCAAATCTAAATGGACGAGCAGATACAGCAATAAATATTACTGGTGGTTCGGGAGGTCAATTATTGTATCAATCTTCCGCTAATATTACATCTAAATTGACAAATGGAACAGCGGGACAAGTATTACAATCAAACGGTGGAACATCCGCTCCTACTTGGTCGTCAAATTCTCTCAGTGCTTATGCTCTTCTTGCGTCACCAACTTTTACTGGAATACCTTTGGCTCCTACTGCTACTGCTGGAATAAGTAATACACAAATTGCTACTACTGAGTTTGTTTCAAATGCGGTTAGTGGGCTTGGTAATTCACAAATATATGGAAATGGAGCAGATGGTGATTTAACTTTTAATGGTGCTGCTGTTTTTGGTTGTACTTATTCTAGTTTTGTTTATACTATGACCCAAGAAATTTATGCTAGAAATATTACCATGACAGGAGGATATACTATCAAACCAAGTGGATTTAGATTATTTTGTAGTGGAACATTTACTAATTCATCTGGAAATAATTATATTAGTTGTGCTGGTGGAAATGGTGGAACTAATACTACAATTGGATTAGGGGGGTTTGGAGGAGGAAATGGAGGTATAGGACAATCATATTATGTTGTTGGGACTAATGGCGTTGGTTGTTTAAATTCATTTTCTACAACATTTCAAAAAGGTGGTAATGGTGCAATTGATTCGTGGGTTGGCGGCACTAATACTATTGCTAATACATATGGTTTAACTAATTTTTATAATTCTTGGGTAAACATTTATAATATGAGAGTTCCTAACACTAATTCTATATATACTGGAGGTTCTGGAGGTGGTGGTGGTATTTGGTTGTATCCATATACTTCTCAATCTGGTGGTGCTGGAGGTGGAGGAGGTGGAGTTATGGCATTATTTATTAAAAACATAGTTATTGCTAACGGCTCTTTAACTTTATCTGCTAATGGTGGAAAGGGTGGAAATGGTAGTGATAGTACTCAGACAGGAGGAGGAGGAGGAGGAGGAGGATTTATATTATTTTGTACTAAAAATTCCAGTTCTACAACAAATTTATTTATAAATGTTAATGGAGGAACAGCAGGAACAGGAAGTATTAATGGTTCTAATGGGACTGCTGGTATTATTTCAGCATTTTATAATTTATCATAGTTATTAAATAAAATATTTAGGTAGAAAATAAAATTGATTCAAAATATATTATTTATAACATTTTATAAACAATGACTTCTCAGATTTATACTGATTCTATTATGAAAAATACTACTACATCTATTACTACGTTAAATCCAGTTCTAAGTGTAAGGAATGCGCATCCCCGTGATAAAAATATCAAGTTTGAGGAAGAAGGGCACAAATACACAATTTCTGACGATAGTGGAAATGATAATACTGGGTCTTATACTTCCGTGACTACTTGGAATCATACTCATTTTCTTCAATTTGATGCTGATTTAACTATTCGTCGTATGATGTCTGGTAAGGCTTGGAAGCCTGGACATAAATATTGGGGTCTTACTGCTTCTGAGATTAAGGATTTATGGAATGCGAAACGTGATTCTTCCGCCGGCGCCGGGACTCAGCTTCATTATGAAATCGAGTGCTTTATGAATTCCAAAGTTTTGATGTTTGATTATACTCATCTTGAGCTTTTACAACAGCATAATATGTTAATTAAATATGATAAAAGATATTTGGACTTTGGTATTGAATGGTCTTACTTTTTAAATTTTATTAGGGATTTTCCGCAGCTGAAACCATACAGAACTGAATGGACTATTTATCATGAAGAACTTCGGTTGGCTGGCTCTATTGATATGGTGTATGAGAATCCGGATGGCACATTATCTATTTATGATTGGAAGAGGACTGCGGATATTGTTAATGTGAATGCTTGGGATAAATGTTCTACAACGAAAGAGATTAATTGGATGCCGGATACAAACTTTTGGCATTATGCTTTACAGCTAAATACTTATAAGGGTATTCTGGAATTAAAATACGGGAAAGTTGTTAAGGATTTGTATTTGGTTAGGCTTCACCCGGATTCCACTGATTATGAACTAATTCAAGTTCCTGATTTAAAACATGATATTGAAAAGTTATTCAGTGTAAGATTATTAAGTTTACAATAATGAATTTTACAATAATGAATTTTAAAAGCGCTTAAAAATAATATTATAAATATAATTATTATATTATTATGGATATTGATAATTGTAATATTGAAAATTTGGATATTGAAAATTTGGATATTAATTATTGGGAAAATTTGGATATTGAAAATGAATTTAATAATGAAATTAATAATGAAATTAATAACGAAATAAGTTTTGTAAGAAATTGTATAACCTTTTTTTTTATGATACATTTTTTTTATTATTGTTCAAAAATACTTTATTATTATTTTGTCGTAGAGCCTTTTGCTACCTATTTACATAATGATATAAATAAATTTATTACAAATTTACAAAGTGGCTTTTCTAATTTACAAAATAGACTATCTAATTCATTTTTATTTTCAAAATTATTAAAATATAATGGGCGTTTTTCTGATTTTGAATCTTCTTCTGACTATTCTTCTGATACTTCTTCTGATTCTGATGTTTCTTTAGTTCCTGAGGTTATAAAATATGAAGATAAATATTTAGAAGATATTAAGAAAATGAGCATTGATTATAGGTTTACTTGGTCAGAATTAACTCTTGTAGATAATAAGTTTACTGAACTTTTTAATACATACAAAACTAATTTAGATAATGAAAAAAATGATTTGAAAAAAGAAATTGTTGAAAAAGGAATGAAATATCTTGAAATTGATGATGATTATGAAAATATTAGTGATGAAAATATCGGAGACGAAAGTATTAGTGATGAAAGTAATAAAGATTTTTTTGGAGAAAAAGAAGAAAAGAAAAATGAGGTTGAAGCAGAAATTAATTTGTTACGTTCTATGATTAAGGAAATAGAAGATAAAAGTGATATTGATATTATTAGAGTTGCGAAATTAGAAGCACGAAGTTTTGTTATCAATGAGCGTTTGGATAGATTGAAAAATAATTTTATTTTTGAAAAAACACCTTTAGGTAATGTAATCATGTATTGGAATAATTCTAGAGAATCTTTTGAATACTATAGTGATAATACAATTCCTTACAGATTTTTAGAGACTGTTGCTAGAAAGTATGTAAAAACTTTTAATTGTAGGCAAATCTATGTTGATATGGAGTTTGAATTGAATGAGTTTAAAAAAAAACAAAAAGAAAAAGAAGAAGAATTAAGAATAAAATTGTTAGAAGACGAATCTAAAATATTGTTAAACCCAAATAGCATTGAATTTAAAAAGAAGGATGTATTTGCGAAGTTTAAAAATTATAATAAAGAATCTGGAACAGGAAAAGTAAACAGAGGTGCGGCTCCTCCTAAGAATAGTATTCCAAATAATAATAATACGACAAAAACTGATGAAAAAATTATTTTAAAAGAAAACTCGAATCGATATACTTGTGAGGGTAAGATAGCTAATTTTAGTTTTTTAAAAAAGCCAGATAGAAAAGTTACCGACAAGAAGTATGCTATGTCTTTTTCAGATTATAAAAAATGGACTTTAGAAAAGGTTGACAAAGTATGAAAAAAATAAAAACTATTAATAATATAGTAATGATGAAAAGGATAAGAACGAAAAAAAATAGGAAATATAGAAAAAAAAATAAATCATTTAAAATTGGCGGTGCTGATGTTACTGATACTAATAGTAATATTAATTCTAGTAATAATTTGGATTCTAATTCTAATAATAATTTGGATACTAGTAATAATTTGGATACTAATAATAATTCACTTGATGAACTTACACAACAAATTAAAAGTCAGCATTCACTAGGTAATTTTTTACCTACTTTTGATTTAGGTGAATCTAAAGTATTTAAAAAAATAATTGAACTATCAGAGGGCTTAACAATGAAAACAATTGATAATACTGCTCAGTATTTTAATGTTGATTTAAATGATTCAGAACAATTTAAACGAAGGTTAGAAGA